GACTCCCCAACGCCGGCGGCACCTGCTGGGCGCTGCACGGGGTACGAGGTTCCTGAATGGCTGATAAGAGTAAAAACAAAGACCCCAATTTGGAGCCAATGCTCCGTGCAGGAAAAGACGCCGCGGAAGCGGAAAAAATGGCCGCCACGAAGTGGATGATGGACAGCGCGGCAGCGGAGCGGAATGAGCGCCGATTGTCGCAAGGATTCGCGAAAATGGGTCGCGGCGGGTCGTCTAGTGGAGAAAGTGCTACCGCAGACATGCATCACAGGAATATGCAGCGCGCGGCAGAAGAACTTGCTCGGCTTAATAAGCGAAACGGTTCCGATTACGGCCGGTACGGGAAGAAATAGTGGCAGCCCGCGGCGGCGTCTCCAATCTCGAACAGCAAAAGCGCAACATCATCATGATTGCGCAGCTTTACAAGAGCAAGCTGGCGATCGAGAAGTGCGAGGAGTCTCTTCGGGCGTTTGTTGAGGAAGCGTGGAAGGTCGTGGAGCCCGGTGTCCCCTTCGTCAAGGGCTGGCACATCGACGCCATCTGCCTCCCTCCGGGGGCTTTGGTTGAAACGCGTGAAGGCCCCAGACGGATCGTGGACATGCGAGAATACAGAGGAGAGGTGCTCACACAGGGTTCCTCTGGTGGCCTTGAATGGCGGTCCGTGCGGGCGTGGATGCAGTCCAAAGGGAAGCCCCTGTTGAGTATCAAGTGCGACTCAGGGGAGTCTGTCGAGGTCACGGATAACCACCCGGTGTACGTGAGTGGGAAAGGGTACGTTAGGGCCGATGAAATTAGGGTTGGAGACACCTTGCAAGCGCTGCGGGAAGCTGTCCTTTCGCAGTCCGTCAGCGCTGGGCGCAGTTTACTGCGGCGCGGAGTGCTACAACCAAGTGCGGTGCGTACCCGAGAAAATGAAGTGTTCGGGATGCGGAATGCCGAAGTCCTGGGGCGGGTCCAAGTGCCGGAAGTGTTGGGCGAAGTCCCGGTTGAATGGGACGCAGTCCAAGTGTCGGCAATGCGGGAAGGAAGTCTATCGGTCCCGAGCGAATATGCTGGCGACAGCCAGAACTTTCGGATGTTTTTGCAGCCGGAAATGTTTCGGGGTCTTTGTGACGGGGCCGAACAATCCAGCGTATTTCAGCGGGAGATCCCCGGCGGAGTACCCCTCGGTGTTCGCGGTTCGCCGGGCCAAGATATTGAGCAGAGAGAAGTACTCGTGCTTCCTTTGCTCGGCTCCTGGGACGCCCCCAGAGGCAATTGGTGTGCGGCAAACGCTAGACGTACACCATGTGGACCGGGATACCAAGAACAACGCTTTTCTGAATCTGGTGGCGTTGTGCAGGAAGTGTCACCGGAAGCAGGAGAATGGGGAAGCGGCGGCGCGGTTGTCGTTTCTATTGATAGAGCGTTACGGACCCCAGAGTTCGTGTACAACATTGAGACAGACACGAACCACAACTATTTCGCGAATGGTGTCTTAGTTCACAACTGCGAACACCTCGAAGCCGTGGCGAATCGCGAGATCCAGCAGTTGCTCATCAACATGCCGCCGCGCCACATGAAGTCGACCCTCGTCTCGGTGATGTTCCCGGTGTGGCGCTGGATCAAGCACCCCGAGGAACAGTTCCTCTTCGCCAGCTACAGCGAGTCCCTCTCCCTCCGCGATTCCCGCAAGTGCCGCAACCTGATCCGCTCTGGGTGGTTCCAGAAGAACTGGGGCAGCCGGTTCAGTCTGATGCCCGACCAGAACGAAAAGCGCCGGTTCGAGAATGACAAGATGGGCTACCGGTTAGCCACATCGGTCGGCGGCACCAACACCGGCGAGGGCGGGTCCATAGTACTTTACGACGATCCGAACTCAATGAAGGAGATCAACTCTGATCTGATCCGGGAAGGGGCGAACGACTGGCACGATCAGACCATGTCCTCCCGCCTCAATGATCCGAAGACCAGTTGCCGGGTGTGCGTCCAGCAGCGGGGCCATCAGCACGACATGACGGGCCACCTCCTGGAACTCGGCGGTTGGGAGCAGTTGGTCCTGCCGGCGCGCTACGAGGGCGAGTCCAAAACTACCTCAATCGGCTGGTCCGACCCTCGCACTCATTCCGGCGAACTCCTTTGGCCTGAACGCTTTGGCCCGAAGGAGATGGATGAATTGGAGCATATTATGGGCGCGCAGACGGCGGCCGGCCAGCTCCAGCAGCGCCCGTCGCCCAGCGCCGGCTCGATCTTTGAACGTGGATGGTGGAACTACTGGAACCCGCGCGGCGTGCAGACGGGTCCAGTAGTAGTCAAGAACCCCGGGCAGGAGGTGATCCAGAAAACCCCAGTGGAGATCCCTTTGGCGTTCGAGCAAGTGGTTCAGTCCTGGGATCTGGCCTTCAAGGACCTCGCGCACAATGATTTCGTGGCGGGGCACACCTGGGGCCGCATCGGCGCGAACGTCTACCTCCTGGCGCGGGTGAAAGAGCGGTTGGATTTCACCAAGACCCTCCGGGCGATCCGGACCATGAGCGAGCACTTCCCCTGCCCCGAGAAGCTGGTTGAGGACAAGGCGAACGGTCCAGCGGTGATCGCCACCCTCAAAAACGAGATCCCCGGCATGATTGCCGTCACCCCGGAAGGTGGCAAAGAGTCCCGAGCGCAGGCGGTTTCCCCTTACGTTGAGGCGGGGAACGTCTACCTCCCGAATCCGGACCTGTTCCCGTGGGTTAAGGAATTCGTCGAGGAATACGCTTTCTTCCCCCGCGGCGCGCACGACGATGACGTCGACGCCGGGACGCAGGCTCTCCGCCGGCTGTTTGATTCCGTGTCGCAGTCCGCGCTTCCCGAATTCCGGGTGATGCCGCGCGCCGCCGAGCCGGATAGCGCTTGCCACATCAAGCCCGCGGAAGAGATGAACGCTGAAATCCAGCCGCACTGGCGCCGCTGGATCGCTGTATCCCCCGGAGCGCTGGGGGCCGCACTTTGGTTCTGCGAGACGCCGCGCGGCGCGCTGCGCGTCTATCGCGAGCTGGATTTGAGCGGCGTGGACGCCCATGAGGCCGGACGAATGATCGCCACTGCCTCTCTACCCGACATACGGGCGTACATGCGCTCGGTTCACTCGACGGCGAAGTGGAACATCGACGTTCTCATGGGTAGTGAAGCATTTCGGCCGATCGAGCCCATCGGCAGTTACGCGGAGTTGATGGAGCAGGGGCTTTTGTCTTACGAACCCACCACGGGGGATTTTGATGACCGGCAAGCGGTCCAAGCGGAATTACGGTTGGCGAAATTCTCGACTCAGATGGCCGAGGTGGAAGACGCAGCCTTTGATCGGCTGCGGGAACTGCTCCGGTTCAAGCCGGTGGACTTTGAAACCGTGGAATTTGACCGGGCGAAGTCAATCCAGCTAGCGCGGCAGGACATCAATCTCTATCAGGCGTACATGGCGGCCGTCGATGGTCAAGTTCACGGAGAATGGCCCAAGATCAAGTTTAGTTCCGAGCTTCCGCGCACTGTGGCGTCGGTCGGCGCGGCCAAACGCGAGAAAGACATCACAGACCCTTTCCTCAATGCGCTGGTGATCGGGGTCTGCGCTCCGAAGTCCGTCATGAGCGCCAAACCGATGCGTGAAACGCTGTACAATCCACATCAGATGCAGCAAAACAGACCTCGTCTCAGGAGAGCAGGATAAAATATGGCCTTTCCCCCGTCCAGTGAAAGAATGCCCCCTCCGGGCGCGAAGAAGCCGTCGGCGGTCATCGCCATCGGTATTGAGCCCAAAGGCAAGCCGGCGGATGGAATGACCGACGACATCGGCGGCAAGGAATCCGAATCCGACGCGATCGTACTCCGCGGTGGTGAGAAGACCTGCGAGTCCTGCAAGCATTATGACGCGCAACAGGGTACTTGCGAGAAGGTGGATGGCCAGTTCGATCCGGATGACCGCTGCCTCCGGTATTACGACGCCGGTTCCGAGGAAATGGAAGAAGCCGAAGAGTCCGAAGGGGTGCCAATGACACCCTCTGCGAAGGAAATGGTCTAAATTGCAGTCCCCCAAAGACCGCGACATCGCCGAGCAGTACGTGGCCCTCGTGGAAGAGGCCGCCGCGCTGCGTGTCGAGGTGGCTGTCGAGCGCCAAAAGCGCATGGCGGCTGAGGCGATCTCCGAGGAGCGGCAGAAGCAGATCGACCGGGAAACCGAGCGCGCGCTGGGCGCCGAGAGGTCCCGTGACGAAGTTCTGAAAATGATCTACACTCAGAATGTGGCAGCGCAGAGTGAAAAATCGCAGCTTGATCCAAAGAATTACAAGCCAATTCAGCGGCAGCGGCGCGTCGATCCATGGTTTGACCAGAACTTTATGTATGCTTTAGAGAAAATCCGACGTGGGGAAAAAGTAGAAGTCCCGGAACCCCCGGCGGAGGCACCGGTCCAATAAATGCAGCCCCTAGCCCAAGGCGAACAGTTTCCCGACGAGCAAACGCTGATCCGAGAGGTCGGCCCCGCGATTCTCGCGGTCATGCAGCAGGAGTGCGCCGATGAGAATGACTCAGACCGTGTCTGGTTGCTGCGCGTCATCCACCGGAACTACACGTACTATCGTGACCTGATGAACTTTGTCTCCTCCTCGCTGTCCGGCCTCATCGGCGTGACGGGGATTTCAGGGCCGATGGGCCAGGACAATGGGGAGTCACAAGGCGACTATTCGCAGAACATTTTCCGCGGGTATTGCCGAAAGCTCGAAGGCGTTTTGGGCAACCGGATGCCGGGAGTGGTCGCGGTCCCGAACGATCCTGACAACGAAGAGTGCATTCGGGCCACTAAATCCGCGAATTCCGCCGTCGGGTTCATCGCGTATCACTGCGAAATGAAAATGAAGATGCTGGAGCTAGTGTTCAGCATGTTCAATTTCGGGACGAATTTCTACCGGGTAGACTACGAAATCGACGGGGACAAGTACGGCTATGATCTGGTCCCGGACCCGACGGCCCCCCAGACTGTTGAGTCCGCGATGGGCGACAGTCAGTTCGTTTGCGCGGCTTGCACGACGGTGATCCCAGCGGACCCGCAGAATCCAGTCCCACCCCCCGCGTGCCCCCAATGCGGGGCCCCGATTGGACCGCAGAACTATCATCCGCCGACCCCGGTGACGATTCCGAACCCCGATATCCCTCAGATCCAGAAGGAAAAAGGTTCGTTGCGAATTACGTTGCACAACGCGAGTGAAATTTCGGTGCCCCTCGACTCCACTGGTGTCGACGACGATAATTGCGGCTGGCTTCGGTTTGAGTGCGATAAGCATAAATCGAAACTGCTGGTCAAGTATGGGGACGCCCTGCGGGAGAAGAAGCCGGAGAGCAGTCCAGACGAGTCCACGTCCTCGCAGTATGCGCGTCAGGTGCGCTCAGCGATGGCGTCCCCCATTGGAATTGTTCGCCCCGCGCGCACGAATTACTGGACCGAGTCCGGCACCTGGTGGAAGCCCTCCATGTTCGAGATGGTGGACGACAAGGCGAAGCGCGAACTTTTGAAGAAGATGTTTCCCAAGGGGCTTGTCTACTGGGCGGTTCGCGGCGACATCATGGCGATCAAGCCCGCCGTGTTGAACAAGGATTGGCGCGAGTGCAAGCCGGAGCCGTCGACGCGGATCATGGCGGACCCGCTGGGCAACGATTGGACGCAGCCGCAGGAGCTCCTCAACAATGGGCTGAACCAAGGCAACGAGACACTGGAGCGGCAGAATGATCCCGGCTTCGCGGACCCCACAAGAATCGACTTCGATGCCTACCAGGATCGCCGATCCCAACCGGGGGATTTATTTCCCGCGATTCGTCCAGCGGGCGGCCGGCTTGCCGATATCATCTATCGACCCGAACCGCTTCGATTCTCCGATCAACTGGTGCCCTTTGGGTACAGTGTTGAAGAGCGCGCCAAAAATATCAGCGGGTTGACGGACGCGGTTTGGGGCGGCGGCGACAACGAAGAGCCGACGGCCCGCCAAGCGGAACTCAAAAAGAACGCGGCGATTCAGCAGCTCAGCGTTCAGTGGTCCATGATTGGCCGCGCGCAGGAAAAAGTCAACATGCAGGCGTGCGAGAAACTGGCGGAGTTTGAGGACGGCACGCTGGAGTTCTCGAAGAAGAACCAGTTTGGTAAATACGACAAGCAGCAGGTGGTAGCCAAGGATCTCAAGAGCACGAACCTATACCATTTTGAAGCGGACGAAGCGATTCCGCTCACTTGGGGCCAGCAGCGCGATTTGCTGATGTGGTTCATGGATAAACCCTCCGAGATTGCGGATCAATGGGGCTTGAATGACCCGTTGAATATCCAGAAAAATGCGAACATCCTCGGCATCCCCGGGGAACGAATCCCGCATTTGGACGATCGGGACAAGGGCATGTCCGTGATTGGGCAGCTCTTGCAGGGGCAGCCTATCCCTGGAGAGCCGGATCAGACCGGGCAACCCGGGCCGATGCAGCCCTCGATACAGCCAGACTGGGAAGACGATCACCAGTTTATGGCGAATCTGGCGAAGGCATATTTGACGGTGAACTACACGCTGAAGAGTGACAACCCGGAAGGTTATCAGAACGTCGTGGCGTGGGCGCAAGCGCAGCAGAGCGAGGCGAACGCTCCGGCACCGCCTGAGCCGGTCAAAACAAGTTTGAGTGTGAATTTGAAGGGCCAGGACCTTGGAAACCCCGCGGTAC